GATCTGCACCATATTGTACGCGTCGGACTGGTCGACGATCTCCAGCGTCACCGGCCTGCCGTCCACCGGCACCAGATCGTCTTCGGTCAGATCGTAGGCGGGCACCAGATCGGGCGTCCAACTCACGCCGTTGCCGGTCGCCGCGGTATCGCCATAGCTGCCCACCTTGAGCACGCCTTCGGACCAGACCGCCTCGGCATTGGTCGCGGTCATCAGCTCGGCGATGAAGTCCGATGCCTGGCGCTGGCTGTCGATCACCGGCGAGAGCAGCAGATTGTTGGCGCGGCACGAATGCGACCAGTCGGTCAGGTCGCCGATCAGCCCGGCCGACCAGCCCGGCAGCCCGGCATTGGTGTTGGTCAGGAAGTCGGTGAGGATGTCCGCCGGGTCGGCATCGTGCACCCCGCCGCCGAGCTGCGTCGCGAAATCCACCTCGAAGCTGTGGTTGGAGAGCGTCGCGCCGTCGGTCAGCGCATAATCCTGCGCATAGACGTAGGCGATCCCGCTATAGGCCAGCGCCTCGCCCGGGAAATAGCTTGCCAGATAGCCCCATGGCGCCTGCGCTGGCGCGCCATTGGCCAGGCTCAGCCCCGCCTGCGCCAGCGCGGTCGGCCCGGTGAACGAGCTTTTGTCGCGATAGACCGTGTTGATCCCCGCGATCGGCCCTTCGCCCAGCGCGAGGATGATCGACGCGCTATAGCTATACTCGGTCGATTTGGCGCCGCCCGCCAGCCCCTTGCCGCCCGCCTGCTTGGTCGTGTGCGCGGTCGCGCGGAAGCCGCCATACCAGATCAGGTTGCACTTCACCCGCCCGCGCCCCCAGCCCACCGTCAGCGGCAGGCCGAGCGAGGAGGATTGCACGCTGATCTGGTTGAGCTTGGTCGCGCCGGTCGAGGCAGACTTGCCACCCATAAGCAGAGCCTCCCTTTTCCCGTCGCCCCTGCGCAGGCAGGGGCCTATCTCTCTTGCAACGCGAGGTGCCGTTCGTGGGTGGAGACATGGGCTCCTGCCTGCGCAGGAGCGACGTTGCCCTCAAAACAGCGTGAAGAACTTCACCGCCCGGCTCGCCAGTTCGACATCGCGGTCCATATCCGCGCGGCACACCCCGCCGCCCAATATCACCGCATGGATCACTCGGGGGGCCTCCAGCACGATCGCGCCATGGCTGTAGCAGCGGCCATATTTCCAGATCGCAAAGTCGCCCGGCCCAACCGCATCGCGCCCGATCTCGCGCGCATAGAGCCGCACCCAGCCGAGGAACTGCTCCTCGTCGCGGTGCAGCATCCATTGCGGCGTGTAAGCCGGCGCGACATGCGGGATCAGCCCGACCGCCTCATACACCGCCGCCGGGAATTGCGCGCAATCGACGCCGACACCCTTGATCCGCGCGAGCGCGTGATAGGGCGTGCGCTCCCACGACAGCGCCTCGGCGACGATCGCGGCACGGCGCGATGCTTCGCTCACAATGCCGTCTCGGGCTGCGGCACGAACGGCGTGCCCTTGAATCGCGCCAGATTGTTGAAGCGCGCGCTGCAGGTTCCCATCGTCAGGTCGCAGCCCTTGTAGGCGGTGAAGGCATCGCCCGGCGCGGGCATCGCCGGCAGCGGGCTGATCAGGCTGAAATGGCCCGCCGCATCGTTCGCCTTCACCGCGCGCGCGATCCCCGCATTGGCCCCGCTCGTGAAGACGATCCGCCCCTGCGCATAGTCGCCCGCCTGGCCGGTAATGCCGCTGCCGAACGCGCTCTGGCCCAGCGTCCCGCTCGCGCTCGACGATGTCGCGAAGCTCGCCGGATTCAGCGCGCAGCCGCCGTCGTACAGCGTGTGCAGGCAGGCCGACTGGAAGAGGTTGGGCGGCATGGCGACGTTGAGCAGGATCATCCACGACTAGACCGTGATCTCCACCGACGATCCCGCAATCGCGCCGATCGAGGTCACCCGCCCGGCAAAGCGCAGCAGGGTGCCCGTCACCGGGCTGTCCCAATCGGGCAGGAAGGCGCGCTCGAGGCGCACATTGGCGCCGTCCAGCCCGCGCTTGGCGATGAACGGGATGATCGGCGTGCCGTTGACGCGGTCGTCGCCATGGGCGGTGATCGTCATCGTCAGCGTGCCCACTTCGAGCCCGATCTTCTCGCTCACCGCACCGCGGTCGATCGCCGGGCCGAGCGCATAGACATTGCCGTTGGCGGTCAGCGGCACGTCCGCGCCCGACCAGCGCAGCACGCTCCCGCCCGAAAGCGTGAGCGTCCACAGATCCGCCATCTGGAAGTCGGCGCCGCTGTTGAGCAGAGTCACCAGCGCAGGCGCGGCGGCTTTCATGACGTCCCCCTCATGATTTAACGGTGACGAACGAGAGCCCCGATTGCGACCACAGCCCCTGCATCATCTGCTGCACGTCGAGCTCGTCCTGACCGAAGCGACACAGGAAGAAGAAATTGCCCGACCAGCTTAGCGCCGCGCCCGCCGGCGGTGGCGCCGCGAAGGTGATCCGCCCCAGCGGGCCGATCGAGAATGCGCTGGTCGGCGTGCCGTTGATCCTCACCACCGGCGTGTTGAACAGCCCGCGCACCGGCTCGGTAAAGGCCAGATTGCCGCCGCCGAGCGTGCGCGTCAGCGTGAACACCCGCGTCACCCCGTCGCCGGTGCCGAACGGCTGGTTGATCGCGCTGTTGTCGGATGGGTCGCAGAACAGAAATTCGGTATATTTGCCGGCATGCGCGTTGAAGAAGGCGAGCAGTTTCTGCAGCTCGGGCTGGCCCGGCGCATCGCGCAGCACCTCATAGCCCACCTTGAAATTCCACAGCGGGTAGGACCATGCCATGCGCCGCCGCTCGCGCCCCGAAGTCGCCTGGGCGACCGCGGTATTCCATTGCGGCCGCTTCGACAGGATGAAGCTGAAGCCGGGTAGTAACGGGAATATGTCGGGGTCGTCGGCAAAGTTCGGCGCGGTGATCAGCCAGCGCGACGGCAGATAAGATTGCGTCATCGCCACCTCCTGTGCGCACAACAGCGCGCCCGATTGCTCAGGGTATTGGGACACACCGATTTGACGATGCCTGAAAATTACACCGCGTCTTCCCGCGTCGCAAGCCTGTCGGCATTCGCGCATGTTGAAAACGGGTGTCGGCCGCGATAGATCATGCCGATCGGTTGGGGGACGGATATGACCGCGCTGATTGCCATGGCAGCCGCTTTGCCGACGATATTCGGTTTGCAGTTCGGGGCACCCGTAACGCTGCCCGAATGCGTCCATGCCTTGCTGCCGGGCGGCCGATATTCGGCCGCCGCCTATGCGACCCGTCAGATCAGGACGTGCCAGAGACGATTGGAAGTATTGACGGGATCGCCCTCCGATGGCGTCAGCATCGTCTTTCCGGTCGAGAAGATGCCTCTCATCCTCGGGTTGCCCGATCTCCTGCTGACGATCGTCGACAACAAGCTGGAGGGCATAAGTGCCGCGACGCTGAGCTACCGGAGCGCGGACGCCATCATCGACCAGCTCGTCGAAAAGTTCGGTCCGCCGGACCGGCGCACCGATGACATGTATGTCATCGGGCTGCGATCGGTGGCAGGCCCTCGCCTGTATTGGGCAGGCGAGGGCTATCGCATCGAATATCACGCGATCGATGGCCGGCCCGATTATGGCTGGCTGCATATCGCAACCGACAAAGCCCGTGCCGCATCCGATGCTAAGGACCGCGAGATCGAGAAAAAGCGCACGCCGCTGTAAGATTCCGTGTGAGAATGCGCTTTTGGAGCCCGATCTTCGGAGTAAGCGCTTCGCACTGCGCCGCGATAAGGCTCAATGCTTTTGGGTGGGGCCGATCAAGCCGCTGGCAGCCGGCGCGCTGAGCGGACGCAATATGCCCTTCTTCAATAGCCGCTTGCAGATGTCTTCGGCGGGATCGAATCCGGAACCCGTACCGATATTCTGCCAGATCACCCGGTTGTCGCGCGCTATGGCGATGAACCAGGTCGCGCCCGCGGGGGCGCCGTCCTTGGTTAGCCGTCCGCACGTATAATATCCGTCGATCGGCTTGTCCAAAGGTGGCGTCAACGTGCCCTGGACAAGCTGGTAGGGCCATTCGAACCGCATCCTGTCCGGTTCCAGCATGCCGTTCCTGGCCCAGATCTCGAACAATTCGGTGGTCGCCTCCCACGCCGGGGGCGAGCCATAATCCTTAGGTGCGGGCGCCGCCCCCGTCAGAAGGACCACAAGCACGGCGGCGATCGTCTTTCGCATATCGAATCCGTATTGATCGGGGCGACGGTCCCACAAGGGTGCACTAGATCAGGGTTCTCCGGAACCGGCTTCGGAGAGCGCCGTGAGTCGCGCCACCGCGCAGTCGATCGTGGCCTGCTCCTTCCATTTCTTGTAATCGTCTTCCTTGCCAAGGGTCAGCGAGGCATCCATCGCGTCCTTCGCCGCTATGCATTCTTCCTTGGGAGAACGGACTTTCGAAGCGGTTTCGTGGCGCTTGGCTGCCCGGTCGAGTTCATTCTCGCATCCCGCAAGCAGCAACGGCAAAATGACGATCCAGACTCGCTTCACGGCCCAACCCCTCGGTGTCGAAGGCATTCATCTTTCGTTCTACATTTGTCCCAGTCAAGCGCCTCATGGCGGATAGCTGCCGTTATGGAGTCAAAAGGCGAGCGGCGTGCCGGCGAAGGCGCCCTCGCGATAGGCCTGGCGCATCGCCTTGGCGAACACCATGCGCTTGGCCATGATCTGGGCGTCGCTCTGCCCTTTCTCGGTATAATCGTTGTAGTGAAAGCTGGGGCCGCCGCCATCATTGGCGGCGAACGGCGCGTTGCCGTTAGCGGCACTGCCACCCTGCAACATCGCGCGCAACGGGCTGGCCAGGTTCGCCGGCAGCACCATTTCGTTGCGGTGGAGCAGGAAGGGCGCGTCGTCATACGGGACGGCGCCGATACCGCCTTTCGCGCTGAAGATCGCCTTGCCGAGGCGGATCACACCATAGAGCGCGGCGGCCGCGGCTGCGGGCGCCAAAATGGGGCCAACGATCGGGATTTGGGCGATCGAAGCGTAGACCCGTGCCGCCGCCACTGCGGCGGAATGCGCGACCTGCTTGATCGCGCTCAGCGCCGATATGCCCGTGGTGGCCGTGCCGGCAGTGGTCTCGGCGGCAATGCGTTGCCCGCTTCCGGTCAGCGCGGCGGCGGTCTTGGACAATTCGGTCGTGATCCACTTCTGCAGCACCTGCGCCAGCGCGGTCGATACGATATTGACCATCCCCTGATAGAGATTGTGCAATGTGGCGCTGAAGCTCTGCTGCATCGTCACGAGCTGGGCGATATTCTGCGACCATAAGGATGCGGTCGAGGCGATCGCCTGGCGCCGGATCTGGGTGCGTTCCAGTTCGCGCTGGCGTTCCAGCTCGGTCATCTTCTGCTGATGCTGCATCTGGGCCGCTTCGAGCTGGGCATTCAGTTCGTGGAGGCGGGCCAGCTCGGTCGGGTCTGCATTCTTGCCCTTGCCGTCGAGGATCTTTGCCTCGGCCTCGAGCGGGGCGGTCTGTTCCTCGTGGCGTGCCTGTTCCAGTTCCTCCTGCTTCGCCAGCAACTGGTCGGTCGTGTCGATCCCCATCTGAACACGGAAGCGGGCGGCGCTTTCCTGGCCGGCGCGATCGGTCTCCCGCATCTGCCGCACGATGTCCGCGGTCCGCGCTTCGATCTGGCGGCGCTGCTCGGCGATCTCCTTGGCAATCTGGACGATCCGATCCTGCGCCGCCTTATACGCAGTCGATTCCTCGCCATATTTGGCTTTGGTCTCGGCGGCGATCTGATTGGCGATCCGCAGCCGCTCGGCGCCATGGCCTTTCGCGGTATCAAGATCTTTCACCAGCGATGCAACGTGCGCGTCGAATTCGGTCTTCCGGATCGCGGTCGACAGCGCGGCGGTCTTCTGCCGGATAGAGAGTTTTTCGTCTTTGGTCAGGTTTTCACCCGCGAGAATTTTGGCCCAATAACCGTGTTCGGCCTGCAGTGACATTGCGCGGAATGAACCATCGGCCTCGGACTGCTCTTGGAGAGCGAGCTTCTGCTCGGCCAAGTCAGCGTCCCAGCCCGACACGCGGCTTTCTGCCGCCTTCGTTTTCCCAGTCGGCGCGTGGAGCT